CATATATCAAAGGAGCGCCAGATGCCTTCTTCTCAATGATCACGCTGTCCGGCTCCCACTCTTTATATTGATCAATCGCCTCTCTTTTTAGTTTTGGAAACTCCATTCGGTCTCTAAAGGCATTGAGCAAAATAATATTGGTCTGATAAACCCCAGTATCGTCGGGATGTTCGAAGACTCCCCATAGGGTCATGGCTGAATAGTCAGCCCGGTTCGTCGCTTCGAAGGCGGTATCCCATGCCATAAGGGTAAAGTCACAGCGTGGCGGGTCTTCATTCTCCCAAACCTTCCACCATTCCCGTTTTATGATCGCTGAAGACTCGGAGGTAGGGTTCTGCTGGTACTGAGATTGCCATTTTGAGTTAGGAAGTTCAGTCTTTAGGGCTTCAAGTTCGTTTTTAGGCCAGAATTCGGGCCATAAAGGGTTTCCAGATGGCAAAATCGCTGGGAATTCGATAACCTCCCACGACTCCCCGCCCCTTTGACCCTCGGCCTTCAAGACTTGGCCTGTTAAATCCCGCTTTCCCCACCGAGTCATAACGACAATGATCGTTCCACCCGGCTGAAGACGCTGCCGTGGACCAGAGGAGTACCACTCGTAGACCTTATCGTAGATTTCAGGGTTTGATGCGGCCAGTGCGGCCTCTTGTTCAGAGTGCGGGTCGTCAATAATTAGAAGATCCGCGCCCTTACCAGTAACCGTACCCCCAACACCGATAGCAAAGTACTCTCCATTGGCGTTAGTTGACCAACGGCCAGCGGCCTTAGAGTCTTGTCTCAGAGATACATTGGGAAATATCTTGGCGTAAGTCTCACCGTCCACTAGATTTCGCACCTTACGACCAAAGCCAACGGCTAGTTCGGCTGTATTTGAACACTGAATAATCTTTTTATTTGGAAACCTACCCAAAAACCAAGCAGGCAATAAGTAGGAGGCAAACTCAGACTTAGTGTGCCGGGGTGGCATATTGATAATTAACCTCTTAATCTTTCCCTCGGCTATCTCCTCAAACTTCTTAGCCATAACAGCGTGATGCCTTCCGTGTATAAAGGCAGGCCATACAGTCTTTACAAACGACATAAAGTTAGTTTGCCCTCGCTCCCTCATAACCGCATCAGAATACTGCTGCGCCATTTGAAGTAAAGACTCACGCTCCCCCTCTGGAAGGGCGTTTATTAAATCAAATATCTTATTCAATGTTACGCACCCTTAACCCCTTTGGCCGAATCGAACGCGGCCGCCTCCTCACCCCGTGGCAGAGTCCTAACTCAACCAACTTCCACATCTTTCTAGATACATTCCCTCTAGACTTCTCCCCAGTCACCAATAGAACATCATCGATAGTAGGACCGAAACCATACTTCCTCCACCACTCATCAATAACCAAAAATATTTCCTTCTGCGCTGGCGTCATACCATTCTCCAAAAATATACCCCCCCCCACTTTTTTATTTAAAAAAGATAAGGGGGGCATTTCTATATCCCAAACCCCCTAAAACCTGCCCAAAAAACACACCCCCCACCCCCCTGTAACAGGCTTTTTTCCCGTAAGTCATTGATTTCATTGACTATTGTCACTATAACACCTGTTATAGTTACTGTATGGTACAAGTTCAATCTGTCCCCGATATGGCTTTTGTAGATGGGCTGGAAACATCGGGTAGGTGAGCCGATTCAATGTGTGGATTACTATGCATATAGGCTGGTGTGTCATGCGGCGCGTCTAGGGGGTCACCCCCCGGTGGGGTCGCGGCCTCGGCATTCTCGATGGCCTCCCCCTCTGCCGGGGTTTCAATGTTACCGCCTGAGATCTCAGCCAGTAGGTCGTCGGCCGATCGAGCCTCGACATCAATGGCCTCGCTATTTAGCGCAAGCCGTAGCGACGCCATGAGCCGCTCCCTGATTTGCGATGCGTCGGTCACCTGAACAACCTCCCGCCGCTCGGTGAAGAGCGCGACCTCGGTGATCTTGCCCAGTAACTCGAGGGCCTTCATTCTCTGCGCCGGGGGAAACTCCTCGTTCAGCGCGTGCTTGGTCAACTCGTGAATAGTCAACGCCCTCAAATGAGCAGGGGTTGCATATTTCTGCGCCTCAAATGCCGCCTTAAACGCCTCCACCTGCGAGGCTATGGCGGGGTTCTTCATTAACTCCTGACCCTCCCTCGATGCGCTCGCCGGTTTAGCCTTGCTCTCCCTGCTCTTGCGATACGCCCCGGCCTTCGTTTCACCTAGTGCGATCTGACGGGCAAACTCTCGCTGTTTTGCTGTGAGACGCTTCTCTCCCTTACTGGCCGCCCCCATTAGAACAGCCTCCATTGGGACAGACTCTAGCCCCTCTCTTATTTCTTTTCTGCTTAACTTTTTCATAGGTACGCCTTGAGGATTTCAATCGCGTGATTCTATCTCCCTCTGTGTGAAGAACGCAACCTGTTCGCCTTCGGCTAAGACCCGGCCGCCGATCGCCCCCGCCCAACTGGTCAAAAAATACTCACAAGAATTTTGTGGGATATATTGAACTATTGACAGTCAATATGCCTCATACTCTCACCTGTGGACATACCCACACAACCACCTGCTAGGAGATAACACAATGGAAATGATCAGCACTAAGAAAATTTACCTTTCAGATGTAGTTAAAGCCCGCCACCAGCAATCCGCCTCTGAAGCAATCCGTTGGGCAAAACTAGATGCCGAAAATGTTCAAAAATTTCAAGTCCCACAAAATCTGCACCCCGCCATCGGTGTATTGACTACCGCAAAAGGTGTCAAATTCTACGCCTTCATAAATGGCAATTACACAGAAAGCACCGTTGGGCAATTAACCGCTTTATTGTCACCCGCCGCCAAATAAAACCAACCGCCGGGGAATCCCCCCGGCACTTTCAGGAGCCTAAAAATGTATTCACTGCTTTTAACTGAATCGCACCCGCTCAACCTTCACAAAACGATCCAAATCCACGGGATCCGCTTCGCATACTGGAATCTCCGTCAATACGGAGCGAGCCGATATCGAGCGATCCGCGCAATTCTTTTCGCAATTTGAGGAGCCTAAAACATGACCTACGCTATCCGAAACCATAACGGCCGACTTCTCGGCTATCACCCAACCAAACGCGCCGCCGAGCAAGAGGCGCGCTTTTACCGCACCCAAACCGGGAACCCCGCTTATATCGAGAAGGAACCCACCCGACCGGCCTCGATCATCGATCGCCAACTAACCCGACTTTTCAAGGTGAACAAATGAAAATCACACTCGAACGCCGCGACCAGTATGGCGCACCCGCTTATCACCCGATCGACGAAGCCGCTCGATTGTTCGCCCGGATCGCCAAGACCAAGACCCTAACCCCGGACACGATCGCCGCCGTTCGCGCCCTTGGGTATCAGATCGAAATCACCCACCCGAAAACCTACCTAGAGGAGATCACCGCATGAGCATCTACACAGACGAGGGCTACGCCAACCGCCGCGCCTACCTCGACAGTCTGGCCGATGATTACGATCTCGATCGATCGACAGTCTACGCACTCGCCGGGATCCTCGGATCTAGTGAGGACTTCGACGGGCTTATTTGCGCCCTTGAAGACGCCGCCGACGAACTGAGCGAGGCCGACGAATGACCGACGCCCAAATGCACCGCGCGGCCGTCGCCATGCAATCCGGCACGCATGGACACTTCGCCGCCTCGATCGGAGACGCATACATCGCCGCCGATCCAACCAACCGGGAGCGACTGGCCGCCGCCTTTCCTGACCTGTTCGCCCGGGTTCACGAATTTCACCACCCACGATTGGAGATTGTCATCAATGAATAAGAGAGAACGCCAAGAACTACACCACACCTTCAACGCCTTGCAGTCGATCGGGTTCACCTTCGACGAGTGCGAGAAACTTCGCCGCATATCCATGACCCTGCGCCGTTGGCATGAACTCGAGTGCGGGAACGGGAACGATCACGCCTCATGGGCGATTGAACGAGATGAAGAGACGGAAATCCCCTACATGGTGATTCACCACTACAACCAAACCAAACCAAGCCGCCACCGAGTGGCAGACCGGGAAACAGGGGCGAAAAAACGCCTTGCCAAGATCCTCGAATCTAAGCCGGAAATCTCCTCATACATTCAGGGAGATCCGCGAGGAGCCGCGCTCTACATTCTGCGCCCCGGAGATATTCCCGAGGGTAAAGACCCCTGCGCGTATTACTCGCGCGGCATTTGCGTCTACTAAGGAGCCCGAAACCATGCTAACCACTCAAAAACAAATCCGCGCCCTATTTTGGGAGACCTTCCCGGATCTGTCGCGCCGGAAAATTACCGACTACACCGGGGCGGGGAAAATGTACCGCACCGACACCCGATGCGCCTTCGTTGATTTCCTCGACGCCCTGCACCGCGACGGACAAATCTCCGACGCGCTCGCAGACCGCGCCACACTTTAGGAGCCCTGCCCATGCTCTACCAATACAAACCCCACCCCAACGACCCACAAGCCGCCGCCCTGCCGTATGGCCTACGCCTGAGGGTAATACCGGGAACCCGCGAGGGATACCCACAGAGCACAGTTCAGGTTAAGGACACCGCCGGGAATCCTCTTGGCCGGGTTCTCTTTCAATCTCTGGAGGTTTTGAAATGACATGGAACACAGCCCGATCTTATGACCACGCCTATATTCGAAACATTGAGGACAGCACCGGGGAAACTGTCGCCCAGGTGCTAGACCTTGACGATTACGCCAACGACATCAAACGGGCAAGGCTAATCGCCGCCGCGCCTGACCTATTGGACGCGCTATACCTTGCGCTCCCATTTGTGGAGGATCACGAGGGTTCAGAGATTTATAAACCCGGAGCCGTGGCCGATGCTATCCGCAAAATTCGAGCCGCCATTGATAAGGCCGAGGGGGTGAACCGATGAACCGCCGAGAACTCGACGCCATGCGCGAACGACTGGCCGCGCGGAGTGCGTCAGAAGGTGAGGAACACCCCGCCGCCGCGATCGTGGCCGGGGTTTTATTTGCGGCTGTGATTCTGTTGGCCTGTTTTATTTAAGGAGGGTGAGTAGATGAGGAGCGATTTACAAACGAGGGAAAATTTTTTAACTAAGGAGATTGGAAAATGAGTAAAAACCTAACCACTAGATGGGCTAATAAAGCGCACGATCAATTGGTCGGCCGCAAGATTGTCGCAGTCAGGTATATGGGAGATGACGAGGCTAAGGAATTCGGTTGGTATCAGAGGCC